AAGATTCTCATAGAACTCATTGATTGGAAGTGGGGAAATGCGCCAGGTCATACTGCCCTATAATGCAACGGTCATTCATAACGGTAAGCTATTCGTTCAGGAACTTGCTCCGGGTGATCTTATCACTGGATATGATCTTCGGAGCAAGATGCTAAAGAGTGTGACCTTGCAAGAGATCACCCCAGTCGAACAGATAACCAAAAAGCTCCTTATGCTACAAAATCATCACAAAACTGTCTGTTTCGTAGATGAAACTGTAGGCTACACAACCACAGGAGAGCAGAAGTTAGCTGATCGTCCATCTAACTTTGTTGGATTCTGTAGGCATAACACAAAGGTACTGACTCTCCGAAGAGTGCTAAATGTGATAGAATACTCTGACATAGTACCAGCATTCCTTCTCAAATGGGATAATACCGACTACATATGGTCAGAGGGGATTCTAGTTGGCAGTTCAGCTTAGTGAAAAAGACATCCTAAATAAGATCATTGACATCTTTGTAGAAGACCCAGATGAAGGGGAAGCTCTGGCTCGTGAGTTTGGTCTGTGGGATACCCTAAAAGACACTCTGTTTCATCCACTGCACCTCAAACTCTGCCAGGAAGATGTCAACCGCTTCATTGAGTATGTTTTCATTGACCCTGAGACTTACAAGTATCTCGAACAGCAACCCTTTCATGAGGAATGGCAGCAACTCATTACCGATGAAAAACGTGTACTGATAGCTGCTCCCAGAGGACACGGCAAGACTATTCAAGTTGTGGGCCGATGCATCCATGAGCTTGGTCGTAATCACGATCTCAGAATCAAGATCATTGGCTCTGGAGACGAAAAAGCCAAGGAAATCCTGGGCCTTATTCGAGATGTTATTACCAATTCTGAACGGGTACGAGAAGTCTTCCCAGATTTGCAGATCGACTTTGCCAGAGGAGACACCAAAGAATCCTTCTTCGTTGTCCGCAAGATACCACAGAGAGACCCTTCTGTTCAGGCATCCGGTGTCCTGTCGGCTGGTGCTGGTGGTCGTGCAGACCTTTTGATTTGTGATGACGTTGTAGACCTTAAAAACTCAGTCATCAATCCGGCAATGAGGGAGCAGGTTATCAAGGCTGTCAAAGAGACCTGGTTCTCATTGGTAGCCGCTTCCGGTAAGATCATCTGGATATGTACCCCCTACCACATTGCTGACGCTACCTATGACTTGAAGAACACATCCAAGCTGTGGAAGGTCTGGTGGATACCAGCGATCAAATACACTCCTGTCCTTGATGAGGAAGGTGTCCCTGTCCTCAATGAGGAAGGTAAAGCTGTATCAATCAAGACTTACCTCTGGCCTGATAAATGGAACGAACAAACCCTGGCCGACAAACAAGAGGAAGTCGGAGATCGAGTCTTCTCCAGGCAGTACCTACTCAACGCTATGTCCGATGAGGAAAGAACCTTCCCTGAATCCTCACTGGAGAAGTCATTCGATTACACCAGAAGAGAGATCGGAGAAGACATACCTAATGACTGGCCGACCTTTGGAGGTATCGACCTTGCATCGGCTCTGGGCAAAAAGAATGCGTACACAGTCATCTGGACTCTGGCAAAGAACCCAATCACTGGCAAGCTCCACTTGAAAGAGATGTGGAGAAAACGTGTTGCATTCCCAACAATCCTAGAAGCTATTCGAGATCAGTTCAGTAGACATCATTGGAGAATGGCTTTCTGCGAAAACAACGCTTTCCAGCAGGCTGTCATTGATGCTCTGGAAGTCACTGATCGAATCATACCGCTTCAGAGCTTCACCACTGGAGCAAACAAGGCCAATGAACTTGTCGGTCTCCCTGGTATGAATGTCGCTTTTGAAAAGGGCCTATTCGCTATACCAGCAGCCCGATTCCCATTGGCAGCCGATGATATGTCTGACCTGGGAATAGCATTGACAGAACTTCGTACCCATCCTGGAGGAGAGTTCTCTGATACCGTCATGGCTCTATGGTTCGCATATCGAGCAGCCGTGGAAAACTCTTCAGATTTTGAAGACGCTTACCTGGAGGCAATGAAAGCAGCGTAGACAGGCCAATTACCTGTCTCTTCTGCTATAATGGAGTCAACTATGGCATTGTTCAACTTTCAACAACTTACCCAGTTGAGAACTACACCCTCTCCAGGATGGGCTTCTCGTATTGGTGGGGCACTCACAAAGTTATTCACTCCTGAAGGCAGCCAACCGGTTCCCAGTGGAGATAATGAACCCTCGATCACAGGTTTCATAGATAACCAGAGTCCTATCACCAGTCTGCCTAATTCGTGGAAGGTCTACATGGACAGGAAATCTGTCTACCAAGACCTTGAAACGATGGACAATGATGATGAACTCATTTCCACTGCCCTGGACATCTTCGCCAATCATGCTTTCGACCATCTCCCTGACTCCGAAGTTCGTATGCGTTTCAACTCGAAGGATGCCTTAGTCCAGAAAATATTGAATGATCTCGACCGAAGGCTCAATCTCCGACAAGAAATATGGCAGGTAGGTAGAGATGCAGACTTGCATGGCAACACTTTCCGTGAGGTAGTAGTTGACCAGAAGAAAATGCATGTCAGCCGATTCAAACAGACTATTGGCTACCAGATCAGTCCTAAGCAGAATGAGGTTGGAGACAAACTTCCTGGATGGCTGGCTCAGACTGATACCGAGTTCTACACCGGTGGAGGCCGTGAGCTTGAAGAATGGCAGATCATTGCTATCATCTACGGCTCGAAGTCTGGATTCTTTGCCAAGCCTCCCCTAGCATCAGCCCGAAAAGGTTACAAGAGACTGTCTCGTATGGAAGATGGTATGGCGATTGCACGTCTTACCAGGGCTTATGATAGACTGGCCCACCACATACCAGTCAAGCCCAACCAGTCCAAAGAAGAGATTCTGACCACCATCAGACAGTACAAAGACAACATCGTTCGCAGAGGAGTATCTGCAACGACTGAAGGCGATCTGACCAGATCGGCCAGTCCCTATGATGTCGATACAGATTTCTTCCTGCCAGAAGATGGCACTGGCAGAGGTAAGATCGAAGTCTTGACCTCGACCAACAATCAGTTGGGCAACCTCAACGACTTGAACTATCACCGAGAGAAACTGCTTTCGAGATTGAAAGTTCCGACCAGTTACCTTCAGATCATGTCCACTCAGAAGACTCACCTGAAGTCAGGCAGCGGAGGTGGTGGAGATGTAGAGAAAGAGTTTGCTAAGGAACTGAAACAGCTACAGTCGATTGTTCGGGCCGCAATTCGCAGGCTTGCCGACATTGAACTGATGCTGCACAGCATAACACCATCTGAAGACCTCTATGAGATCGAACTGGTTAAGATCGAAACAAAGGACAGAGATGCTGATGCAAAGGTTATGCTTACCTACAGTCAAGCAGCGGCCTACTTCCTGGAAGTCTTTGGTGCTCTGCCTCCTGACTTTGTAACTGACCGATTCATGATGCTCGATAATTCTCAGAAAGAAATCCTGGTCAAGTTCTTTGACAGTTACGGAGAGCGAATCACCAAAGCTCGTGTGAAGAAACTTGAGAATGATGCAAAGCCGAAACCTGTGTCATCTCCATTTGGAGCGAAAGGTACAGGCAGTGGTAACAATAACAAATCGAAAGTTGCTGCCGCTATCGAACAGTCCATGCTTGACAGACAACATGAAGAAGAGAAAGTCAGCCTCGAAGATGTTGTAGAGATCATGGTTCAAGTCATGGAGAATGTTCACTCCGGTATGGTACTGGATGGTGGAGCAGATGTACCTGATTTACCTGAAGACCTTGAAGATACTATACGTCAGGGCCTTCTGAATGTTGTTCAGTCAGAGTCGTTTGTCCTCGATGCCTAGCCCCGGATGGAAGGGTTGTAGCTTGTCCCACTACAGCCCTTCCTGCCCCCAGTAAAACTACCAGATTTTATCTACAACCTTGACAATTAACCAACTCTGCGTTACAATCTCATTGTAAGTTAAACAATCAACCTTTTATGGAGGCATACGGACATGTTGAGAACAGCAGAGAAAATGATAGGAAGAGTAACTTCCCAGGTTGTACAGGAGCACGATGCTGGGAGCATCTATGGGGGCAATCTCATTGAAGGTAAAGTGAGCCTTCTCGATGCTATGAATCTCGGTGGTCTGAACTTCGAGGTAGTCAAA